TGAGTTCCTTTGGGTTGTTCCAAGTAAATTAGTGTGTAAAATGTTTAAAGAACACGCGCTACAAATTGACGAATCTGAGCGTGTTTTAAGAGATTTTGTATTATCCTTTGAAGATGGTACTCTGTTAGCTAAAAGCAAGAGACTTAATGGTGAGCAAGAAAAGTCATTATTTCTTAAGTTAAGTTAATTTTATGCATATAAAGGAGTATTAATGCAAGAAGAATTACAATTAGAACAACAAATACAAGAACAGCCACAAGATCAAGAGCTTGAGCAATCGCCAGAAGCAAACGATGCAGCCGTTGAGCAAGAGAAGAATAATTCACGAGAACGTAACTTCGCTTCGCTTCGCAATGCAAAGGAACTTGCTGAGAAAGAACGTGATGCTTATTATAAAAAACTTCAGGAAATAGAGCAGTCTCAAAAAGCAGCCCGTATCGAACTGGGCGATGATGACCTAGCTGAAGGTAGACATGTTAAAGAACTGAAGAAAGAATTAGAATCATATAAGCTCGAAATGCAGCAAGTTGCGATTGAAACACGTCTTAAAAATAATTTCCCTGATTTTGATTCAGTTGTTAATAAAGACACGATAGCTCAATTGCGTACTGCGTATCCAGAAATAGCAGCTACGTTGAGTGCATCGAATGATCTTTATAATACGGCCGCTTCCGCATATACTATGATAAAGAAATTAGGTATTTATGATAATGCTGCTGATTATAATTCAAACCGTTCTTCATTATTAAAAAATTCACTCAAGCCGCGTCCTTTAACTAGTGTTTCTCCTCAGCAAGCTGATAGTCCTTTGTCTCAGGCTAATGCATTTGCAAATGGTCTGACCAAAGAGTTAAAACAAAAACTTTATCAAGAAATGATTGAAGCGCGCAAAGCGGTATAATTCATTCTTTTAAGTACACGTCTCAGTACCCTGTGTTATCATTTTTTTCAGATTTCATGAATAGCACGGGGTATTTTTTTAAAAATTCTTGTTTTCCAGTCGCATGATACGGTATAGTAAAGCAGATATAAAGTACTTTTGTGCTTTGTGTCGCATGCGTAAAGGGTTTCGCAATCCCTCACTATTCTTTAAGGCTGTATGTAAGTGTTCGCCTACTTATTGACCGTATTTAAGACTCGTCATCTTATCGTTAAAACATTTTTTAACAATTGAAAAAGGAAACTAAGATGGCTATAACAACATCTTCAGAGTTACCTGCTCCAGTTCAGCAAAGCTTTTCATACAAGCTGCTTTCTGTACCGGTGCCAAACTTTATTCATAAGATACCTGCAATGAAGAAGTCGATGCCCCGCAATGGTGGTACAACGCTTCGTATGCGTCGGTACAATCCTTTAAATTCTGCATTAGTACCTTTAGGAAACAGTGGTGTAACTCCTCCCGCTCAGTTGCTTAGCGCGGTCGATATTGATGCTACAATCGATTTCTATGGTACCTATGTACAATTGAATGAACAGGTTACCTTACAAAACCAAGATCCCGTCCTTAATGAAGCTGCAGCTCGACTCGGTGTTTCTCTTCGTCAAACAGAAGATGAGCTTACCCGTAATATGCTTGCATCTACTGCTTCATTTATTAACTGTGTTGGTGGTGTTAATGGTGACAACCCTACTGAAATCACTCGTTCAGATGTTGATGAAGTGGTTCGTACATTGTTGAATAACAATGCATATACCATCATGGATAACATTGAAGGTGAAGATAAGTTTGGTACTGCTCCTGTTCGTGATGCTTATTTTGCATTATGTTCAACTCAGTTGACCGGAAACCTAGATTCAGTTGCTGGATTTATACAGAAAAACCAATATCCATCTCCAATGAACGCTCTTCGTTCAGAATGGGGTGCTATTGGAAACCTTCGTTTCTTAATATCTTCTATTGGTTCAGTATCTCCTAATGCTTCTTCTAATGGTTCAGATGTGTATAACATCTTCTGTGTTGGTATGGAAGCATATGCTTGTATCGAACAAGATGGATACAGCGCAAGCTTTATTTATAGACCGCCAATATATGATGGTCCTCTTGCATTGAACGCTTCAGTTGGGTATAAGTTTGCGGAAGTTCCTAGAATTACCAATGACTTATGGGTTATAAACTTACGTGCTACATTAGCTTAAGGAGATAATATGGCTTATGATACCGTAATCCAACAGGGTAGTTTTACTTCTGATGGAACAACTAAATTATTAAGTATTCGTTCCGATGTTGACTGGATGTATGTATATAACTATACAAACGCTGGTGTTACCGACGACAATTCCGTAGAGTTCTATTGGCAACGAGGCATGGCGCCACTAGCTGGTGTACGTAAATTTAAAAGCGCTGGTGGTAACACGTTAAATGAAACGGTTATGACTACGACTGGATTTACCCTTGTTGATACTTCTACAAATCCATTAACTGCACGCGTTGCAATTACAGCCGGTACTAATATAACTAGACCAGTTTATTCTACCGGAAGTACTGCGGGGCTTGTTGAAGGCAGTGTAGTATTATTAACAAATCTTACTGGACAACAAGATTTATCTGGAATTGAATTCCAAGTAGGTACTATTGTTACAGATACAAGCTTTAAGCTATCTTATGCCCTTGCGAATGCTCCGGGAGCGGCAGCAACTGCTGGTTTCTGGCGCAAAGTTAAGTGGGATCCTATTTTCTATCCACGTAGAAGATTTGTAGCAAACATCTCTCAAGCTGTTGCTGCTGTTGTTACGTGTACGGTAGATCATGGGCTTACTGTTGGACAAAAGGTCCGTATGGTTGTCCCTGCAGTGTACGGAATGGTACAAATGGATGGCCTGCAAGCTACCATTACTGCAGTTACTGCAAATACGTTCACTACGAATATTGATTCTAGTGCATTTACTGCATTTGTATTCCCTTTACCTGCTTCCGTTCCTTTCAGTCCATCACTAGTAGTTCCTTTTGGAGAAGATACTGCGCAAGCACTTTCTTCTGGAGCGAATATACTTGCTGATGCAACTATTAATGAAGCTGTTATTGGTATGTTATTACCCGGTGGAGAAGATGCTCCTGGTGGTGCTGCTGAGAATGTTATGTATTGGAGAGCTGGAAAATCTTTCAGTGTCACTAATGTATAGATAAAACAATAATTGGTCTGTGTAAAAAAGCGCTTCGTTTTACACAGACCAGTCTTAATAAGAGGGAAAAATTAATGCAACAACCAATGGAAATAAAAAAAGACACGTTAAAGAAACCGGCCAAAAGTCATCGATGGAATAGAGATAAAGATCGAGAAATGGTTAAGGGTATGTTCAAATTCTATGAAGTTACTGGTGGTCAATTATCTTTCTCTTTTCGTATGTACAAAGAAGACAAAGTAGAACGATATGACTTGGTTGATGGAGAAATTTATACTATTCCTTTAGGAGTTGCTCGCCATCTTAATAAGAATGGTTGGTATCCAGTACATGCATATGTTATGAATGAACTAGGTGTTCCGGTATCAAGAATGGGACAAAAGAAGAGACGATTTGGATTTCAGTCATTAGAATTCATTGATATCGATGATTTAAGTGAAGACAATGGTAGTGGTATTATAACCGTAGAAAAGATTAGATAAAAGATGAGTGGATTTGCCGTTCGATATCCTATGTTTCAACCGGCCATGCGTTTGATCACTGCTATAAGTAATGCCCCTATAGCTATGGTAACAACCAGTTTTGATCATGATTATCTTGCTCAATTGGTCGTTCGTTTATATGTTCCGGAAGGCTGGGGTATGGTACAGGCCAATCATTTGGTGGGAATCATACTTGAAGTTCTTACTCCTACTACATTTATGATTTCCATCGATACGTCTTCATTCGATACGTTCAATTACCTTGATCCAGCTCCGTGGTATATTTCTCAATACGCCATAGTTGTTCCGGTCGGTGAGCAAAATTCAACATTATTACAATCAACTAGAAATATTTTGTAAAAAAAGGAGAAGATAATGGCACTTTCAGACTTGGATGCGATACGAAAAAAGGTTCGTAAATTAACGCAATCCCCTTCTGTTTCTCAATTGTCCGTATCTGATCTTGATGATTATATAAATACTTTTATTCGGTATGATTTTCCTGAAATATTGAGAACTTTTAATCTTCATAAGCCGATCATCTTTAGTTTAGAACCTAATGTTGATACCTATACGATTGATTCTGTACTCGGGGATATTAATAACTATATTACGTTTAATCCTCCTGTTTATATTGCTGGCTTTAAAGCAGCATTTTCTCAATCAGAAGAAGAATTTTATAATGTATATCCTTTCAATAGCTCCATACAGGCCACAGCAAATTCTGGAGATGGCTCAACGTTTGTCTTTTCTGGTGTTCTTGCACAAGTTCCCATACTTCCGGGAAAAGTTGCATTTACTGCCATTGGCGCAAACAATAATGGATTGATTTTACAGGATAGTGGTACCCCTACAGGGATACTTACGGGTGATGGTGTAGGAACGATCAACTATGTAACGGGCGTTTATTCGTTAACTTTTAATAGTGCTCCAATTGGAGTTATAAACTCACAAACGGTACCGTACTCTGCTGGTCGTCCTACATCGATGCTCTTCTTTCAAAATAGTTTTACCTTTAGGCCCGTTCCAGACCAAGTATATCAAGTACAATTAGAAGCATTCATTCCCCCAATTGAATTAATAGCAGGAAATCAAAATCCTGAACTCAATCAATGGGCTCAATATATCGCTTATGGAGCAGCAAAAAAGGTTCTTGAAGATAGGCTTGATACAACTACTTTAGCGGCGATACAACCGGAATTTAATCGTCAGGAAAGATTAGTACTAAGAAGGACAATTGTTCAGTTAACCAATGAACGGACTGCCTCTATTTATAATGGTTATGGAACTAATTTATTCTCTAATGAACGATTTTAATTGGATAATAATGATATGGATCTTTTTCGCATTATTAAAACAAAGTTAAAGTTTTATGTTCTATTCTTCACCCGGCGATTAAAAGATCATCCTCATATTGCCTATCAAAGATCGGTATTACGCAAAAGTTTTCTGCAAAAGTATGAAATGATGAAAAAAGATAAAAAAGAGGTAAAAAAGGATGGCCTATAATAATGCGATTCCTCAACCAACGGACAGGATTAAATCTTCTCAGAATGATATCTTACAGAACTTCTCCAGTATTTATACCCTTGTTGGTGTAGATCATGTTAATTTTGATGATGTATCGGGTAATCAAGGCGAGCATAATAAAGTTACGTTTCCTAATTACACTCCCACAGGATCTCCTACTGCAGTAGTGGATGCACCTATATTATTCTCTAAAGATGTTGCCGGTACTTCTGAGTTATTTCTACTTCCTGAAGCAGCAGATGCTTTACCCGCTGAAAGAAATATTAGCGGAGCCATTCGTTTACCTAATGGAGAATGTACATTACCCTCAGGAATCAAATTAAAATGGGGTCTAGCATCTACCCCGGGTAATGGAGATGGAACATTAACTTTTGCCGCTGCAGGATTAAATAATTTTTCTACTCTTTATACGGTATATACAACCATATTTAATGCCGCGGGAAACCCAAGTGCAACAAGTGAAGATTATGTAATGCGTGTATATCAATATAGTGCATCACAATTTTCTGTAGTTACCTATTTATCATCTTCAGGAACTCGTGGTTCGGCAGAATTTTCTTGGTTTGCTATAGGAGTATAATATGGCACGGCAACGTTTTATAATTGCACCCATTGAGACAGGTTTACAAGATAATGTTAAGCCATGGTTAATACCTGATGATGCATTCAAAACGTTAAAGAATGCCTATGTATACCGGGGACGATTACGTAAACGCTTTGGTTCACGCCTTCTTGATGAATCAGTTGAAACGCCACAATTAGCATCTCGATTACGTATAAAAATAGGCGTTACTAATGGATCGGGAAATTTAGGAGCAACGGCTCTTCCTATGACTCCGGTAGTAGGGCAATTGTTCTCTGCTGATGATGTCATATTTACTGTCTATCAAAATGGATCAACATTGGTGGGCCGTGCGGGAAGTACGACTACGGCAACGGGAACGGTATCATTTGGTGGTGCTACTTTTGCCATAGGTGGATCGGATGCAACCATAGCAGGAGCTGATGTTTATTTTTATCCAGCTTTACCCGTTATGGGACTACTGACATTAGAAACTAATGAGATTAATGATGATGGTATTTTGGGATTTGATACCATGTTCGCCTATACGTATGTATCAGGTGGCTGGGAAAGATTAGCTCTTGGTACCAGTACATGGACAGGGGATGATAGTCAATTCTTTTGGGGTACGACGTATTATGGGACCGTGTTTTCAGATCCGCGATTCTTTGTGGTTAATTATAATGTTGGTGATGGTGTCCGCAATTACAATCCTGCAACATTTACCTGGGCAACAGTAACCTATGTCACTACGGGAACTGACACTATTCAAACTGCCAGGATGGTTATCATCTTTAAAAATAGATTATTATTGCTCAATACGTGGGAACTTGTAAGCGCAGTCTCTACTGCTTTTCCCGGTAGAATTAGATACTCTCAAATAGGTGATTTAATAAGTGCAGCAAATACTTTTTCAGAAGCAAATGGTCGTGGTGGATTTCTTGATGCTCCTACAAAAGAAGTAATCGTTAGTGCGCGCATTATAAAAGATAGACTTATTATATTCTTTGAGCGAAGCACTTGGGAGCTTGTCTATCAAGGTGACCAAATTTCTCCCTTTGCCTTTCAGAAAATTGATTCAGAACTTGGAGCAGAGTCTACCTTTGCCTCCGTTATTTTTGGCACTGACATAGTTGGTGTAGGAAACGTTGGTATTCATGCATGTAATGGCGCCTACGTTCAACGCATAGACGATAAAATACCCAACCTTGTGTTTGAGGTGCATAATTTAAATTCTGGCGTAGAGCGGGTTTATGGAGTTAGAGATTTTGAATCTGAAATGATATATTGGACCTTTCCTGACACGTCTCGCAATCCTAATAATGTTACGCCACGATATCCTAATCAAATTTTAGTCTTTAATTATAGAAACGGATCATGGTCTATCAATGATGATACGATAACTTGTTTTGGTTATTTCCAACAACAAGATCTTATTATCTGGTCTTCTATTGCGCAAACATGGGAAGATTATGATGAAAAATGGAATAGCGGTGATTTTCAGGCATTAACGCGTCAGGTTATTGCAGGCAATCAAGAAGGATTTACCTTCTTTGTAAATATTAATCTTGCACGTAATGCACCTGCTCTTCAAATTACGCAATTATCAGTTCCGGTATCTCGACCACGATTAACTATTATCGATCATAATTTCCTCGTTGGGGAATTTATACGCATTGAAGATTGCATCGGAAATACCTATCTTAATGATAAAAACTATGAAATAGTACAAGTTGTTGATAAAGACAATATTGAAATTATTGAGCCAGCCTTTTCTTTGTCTCCAGCATATAAAGGTGGCGGAACGGTAACACGTATAAGCCAGATAGATATTTGGACAAAGGATTATGATTTTTTCGTTAAAGAAGGAACCGGGGTATTTATTCCTCGCGTTGATTTTTTGGTTGATAGATCCGAGAATGGTCAGGTAACCATTGATTTATTTACTGCTTCATCTTCAAATTCGTCAGAATCATTTATTTTGGAAACTTCTCCGTATGCTCTCTATCCAAATGAGGCAAGTCAAACGAGATTATGGCATCCGGTCTATACACAATCTCAAGGAGATACGGTTCAACTGCGTATATATTTAAGTACTGCTCAAATGCTTGATTTTGAGGTAATACTTGCAGACTTTCAACTTAACGCTATGGTATTTCATGCACAAGAAAATGGCATAAGGTTGGGTGGATGATAAAATAATGTTAGTCTTTTACTAGCGCTTGATATGCGGGCCCGGCCGGGCCCGGAATCTACAGAGATATTTATACTATTTTTACTTTCCTTTTGTGCGCCACCATATGATTCGCTCTGTGGTGGTTTTCTTTTTATTGAATAATCCATTCCAATATTACATAAGTGATAGTGTAGGCACTTTTGTTGCTGTGCGTTGTTATATTTACATTGGTAGTATCCGCATTTAATTCAATGACATCTCCTGCGGTAGTTGATGCATAGGGTAAGGGGATAAAAGAGGTGTTGGGATTAGTTGCTGTTGCATAAATTCTGGTGAAAGAAAATAATGCATCAATAACGATGCCATGTGGTACTGACTTTGTGGTATTATTAGGGAGTGCTCCAAAGTTTATTACTTTTCTTAATACATTTCTGTAGGTAGGTAATCGTGAAGTTGTGGAATTTAATGCTTGATTAGGGAAAAAGACTTGTCCGTTTGCCGTCTCATCCAAAATGTAGTAGCCCGTATCTTTTAAGTTAACCGCTATATTAATATTATTTATTGATTGTCTTAATCGAGTAATAAAGTTCCTAAATTCATCAGGAGATTTAATAATTTCTCGGGTATCAATTGAATCAAATACGTCAGTTGTATTAAGATAAAGACCATCACGTATAGAATTTGCCATTTGGCTCCTTTTTATCTTCGTGATTATAAAATGTATATAGTACGCTCTATACAAGATGACATATAATTTTATAAAAAGGAGAATTTATTATGGTCGGTTTAGGGTTATTGGGAGGCGGATTATTGTCGGCTATACTTGGTGCTTTAGGTGGCGCAGCAGGTAATTCTTATCTAAATTCTAATCAACAAAATAATAATCAATCTTTTGGCGGATTCAATAATAATGCTGGCGGAGGTTCATTTTCAAGTCTTCCGCGCGGAGGTAGTTTAGGAAATTTCTCTGCATTAAACCAAGGCCAACAGAATGTTCAGAATCAGTTATTATCTCTTTTAGGATCTCAATTAGGGCAAGCAGACAATGGTAATGATCCTCTTGCTCAATATTCACAACGACAATTTCAAAACCAGGGATTGCCCCAATTACTAGAACGGTTTACGCAACACGGTAGCACACTTCAGGGGTCAGGAGCACGCAACTCTATTATAAATGCTCAAGCAGACATATCGAGCCAGCTGGGTGCACAACGATATCAAACATTGCAAAATTTATTGGGCACTGCACTTAATCCTTCAACTAATCAGGTCTATATGCCGCGAGATGGGAGCGGAATCGAAGGATTATTAAAAGGTCTTTCCGGTGGTGTAGGAAGTACGTTGCCACTTTTTGCCGCTAAATATGGTATTGGGTTTTAATAATAAGGTTTATAATGGCTTTACAAATACTTCGACAACAAAATCCTGCTAATCAAATTGGTGAATCTTTTGGCTCTGGCCTTGGAAGTGGATTGCAGAACCTTGCTCAAATGAAATTTAATGAAATGCAACAAAGGCAATTGGGTCAACAACTTGAAAAAGCTGGTTTTCCTGCATTATTATCTCAACTAGATCCAAGAGTTCAAGCTGCTTATTTAAGAGAATATGGGGCGAGGCAGCAAGGACAATTGGGACAATATGGCGCAAATGAACAAATAGGTCCACAACAAAATGATGACATCAGTACTCTTTTGCACAGTGTTATTTCAGGAGGACGCGGACCACAAGCTTCTCAGCAGATGCAGAATGAACTATCACCTTTACAGCAACTTCTTCAACCTCAACAACAAATGCCTTCCGCACAAAATATGCAAACTCAACAGCCCGTGCACCAACAAAGTGGTATTGAGCATATTTTACAAGCATTGCAGCAACAATTATCAAATCAACCTAATCAACAGATTGCTCGATTAGCACTTCAACCTAATCAACAAACTTCTGTGCCACAGCACCAAGCAGCACCAGTTCCGTCTGCTTCCATTGCTAATCCTGTTTCCAAAGAAGTTTTACCAAAAAAAGAAGAGAATGAATCAGCAAAGAAAATAGTAGAATCATTTAAACCAGCTGATAAGAATGAACTTAAGAAACTTTCCCCGGGGGCAAAGGCAGCTGAAGAAAGTGAAGCATTTGAAAAGAAACTAAATAGTTTAAATATCTCTGACAGTATAAAAGAAGCAGCTCGTGAGAGATTAGAAAAACGACATGAAAAATTAATCAAGCAGCAAGATAAAATTGATGATGCTACTAAAGATTATTATGACGACTTGTTGAAACAAAATAAGGGTGCTATTGAGGGAGATATTCGTCTTGGTAGAATACAAGAACTGATTGATACCGGAAATCTTAATCATCCTATAACTTTTAATTTTTTAGACAAACTTGCTCACGGAATAAAAGGTGTTGGTCTTGATTTAAAAGGTGGGCTTTTAAGTCCCGAATCACAAGAACTTGAAAAACTCTCAACAGATTTCTTAAGAAATGCCAAGGATTACTTTGGGAATAGAATAACTCAGCAAGAAGTTAACATATTTCTAAAAACAATCCCCTCTTTAACGCAATCTGATGAAGGTAAAGAACGCGTGATTAGAAATATGCACCTCTTTAATGAAGTCGGAAAAACACGTTATGAGACAGCTCAGCAAATCATAGAACGAAATAAAGGATTTAGGCCGCACGATCTTGCGCAACAAGTTGAACAACAGGTAAAACCGCTTGTAAATGATATTGCACAACGATTTAAACGTGACATAAGAACCGCTGAATTGGTTGCCAAAAGACAAGCAGAAAATGCTTTAACCGAAAAGCATAAAAAGGAAGCGCAAGAAAGAAGAGAGAAATCAGGAATTAAGCCGCTACCTTTTTAATCTTTGAATATGCTATTTAATGCCTTTATTGGGTTACGTATTATTTTAAACATACAGCCACAGAAAAATATAATGATAGATATTTGTATCCAGAAAAATCCGGCAGCGAGTATGAGTAGTGGTATAGCTTGTATTAATTGTATGAATCCCATTGAATAACCTTTCATTTAATAAAATAAGACCGATGAATTAAGCTTTTTATTGTATAAATTTAAATTAAGAAATATAATGAATGTATCGATGTGATAAGGATTATGCGTATTTTCCCCTGAAGAAAATTATGGATATGTAGCCCTTATCACATCGAATTTTTATTCGTATTGTTTTTGCTGTAGTACTTGTTTAGTTAGCAATCGTTCTATATAGCAGTTGAGTGTCATGCCGTTTCTGATAGCAAGTAATTGGAGTTGTTTTTTCAGCTCTTCACTTAAACGAATATTCATTTGTTTTCTGCTTATTGATTGATTATCCTTATTTTCTTCCATATCCTTCCTTGGTTTTTCAGGGTTTTTACTGCATATATATATGATAGCATTTTAGCACTTTTTAATCTATTGTTTGTTGTTTCTACCTTAAAAATGTAAGGATAGTGCTAGTAATAATTTTTATAAAAAGGATGTGATAATGGCTATAAAAAGACAAAGAGGCGATGCCTACGGGCTCAGTCAACCTATATTAAGCTTATCTCCAGAGCCTATTGTTGCTCAAAGAGCGCCTAAAACCAATGATTATGCTCAATTAGGTACTATATGGCTTGATCAACCAGGAAGCACATCATATGTTTTAGTAAAAATCGTAGCCAATGTAGCAACGTGGCAATCATTTTCTGGTGATGCTGTTTTTGATGACATTACGGTTACGGGTGTATTGACTGTTGCCGGTGATTATATACAAGATGGTGGCGTATTTCAGGTAACCACTTTAGATAACGTAGCAAATGCTATTCTCTTACAAACTAATGGTGGAACTTCAGAGACCATTGTTATTAATGCAGGTCAAAGTACCAGTAGTAGTGCAGTAGAGATTGAAGCTGCAACTGGTGGAATTGCGCTTGTCGCGGGGAAAGCAATCGCCAATGCTATATCTCTTGATGCAACAGCTGGTGGTGTGGCCATTACAGCGGCAGATGCAATAGCTACTGCTATAGTTCTTGATGCAACAGCTGGTGGTGTAGAAATTGTTGGGGCTATTGCTGCGGCTAATGCAATCGTAATTAATGCAAGTAATGCTGCGGGTGGATTACAATTACTTACTGGTGGTGGTGAATTATTACTTAATACCGGCGCAACAGGAAATATACTTCTAGAAGCGGCTACGTCAACGATTGCTGGTCCCGCTGAGACATTAGATGCTCGTGTTGGGTATGTAATATTTACTGGATTGACTACTGCTGCAGCTGCTGCTCAAGTTTTCACTATCACTAACGCATTTTCTTCTACTATATCTTCAATCCTTGTAACGGTAGCAAACACAGGAGCAAACGACGCACAAATGACCTGTACTCGTGTTAATCCGGGTAATGGATCATTCACGGTTACGGCATTGAATAATGGCGCTGCTTCACTTAATGGGAATGTTATCATCTCTTGGATGTTTTTAAATTAATTATCTAAAAAATATGTTAGTAATTTGGTAGTATAAGTTCCAAATTACTAACATATTTTAAATTCTAAGGAGAACTCATGAATCAAAAAGGTTACGTCCATCTTGAAGTTGAAAAAGGTGATAAACTCTTCTTTTTTGCAATGCCTATGGGTGCTTCTTTAGCTGAAGCAACTGATGCCGCTCTTTTAGTATTAAGAGAATGCGATCGGCTGTATCGAGAAGCTATGGATAAGCAATTAAAAGAAGAAGAACCTAAATCATCTGAATAGTAATAAATAAAAGGGGATAGTAATGGCAACTTTAGCAATACGTTTAGTTCCTGAAACAATTAGGACTCTTGCCGGGACCTCTGTTGTGGCTGGATATACTGCGGTTGGAACCGCTTTTTTGCATCCTTCACGGCTCCTGATTTTAAATAATCTTTCCGATCAATCGGTGATGTTCTCTTTTGATGGTGTGCATGATCATGTAGCCATAGCCGGACCAGGAAGCTTTGTACTGGATGTGTCATCAAATAAAGGTGTTGCGGGAGATTTGTTTATCGCTCAAGGTACTATAATTTATGTCAAACGTATCGGAACTCCTACAACAGGAGCAGTGTATGTTTCGACATTTTATGGTAATAATGGCTATTAAGGGATGTCATGGTTTCTATTCGTATGGTCGCAGCACCTATTCAAACGCTTAATGCTTCAAGTATAAGCTCAACATATATGGGTATAGGCCCACGATTTGACCATTCAGCTCGTGTAGTAAGGGTTGCTAATTATACGGATGGATTGTTGATGTTTTCTTGGAATGGTATTGATGATCACTTTCCCTTATTGGTATACACTTCTATAGTGATAACTATATGTAACAACGATCAGGATAATTCTGATTATTTTGCACTGCCAGCATTAAACCGTTTATATGTAAGAGAAGTGAAACCTGCAACAGTAGGCTATGTATGCGTAACAGAGTTTCGTGGAATAAATGATGCATAAGGATTAGATATGTCATATATGACACAATTCGATATTAATGGAGTCTTAAGTCCTATAACTTCTATTACGGGAAATACTGGTGAAGCGTTTCCTGTCGATGGCAATGTAAATATATTAGGAGCTAATTTAATTTCAACCGATGGATCAGGAGATACGCTTACCATATCGCTTGATAATGGAACTGATGGTCAATTGATTATCGGCGGCGGTACAGATCCTGAATGGGCAGATTTAACATCTACCGGTGGAACTATTGTTTTCACTCCTGGTCCTAATAGTTTAAATTTAGAGACTTCAGATGAAGTAGCTACTTCTTATGATACCGATTCAGGTACTGCAGTTCCCGCTTTAAATGTCTTAAATATATTGGGTGGCACCGGAATCACTACTTCAGGTTCAGGTAATACGATTACTATCACCAATGATGCACCCGCTGATGATCTTACTATAACCGGTAACAGTGGTGGCCCTATTTCCCCTTCTTTGGATAATTGGAATTTAGTAACGGCTAATTCTACCATGGAAGTTGTAGGTTCTGGATCGACATTAACAATGGATTTTGGTTTAAGCAATCTATTGTTAGGTGCTGATGCTGTATCAATAACTTCGGGAATTGATAATACAGGGCTTGGTTTTTTATCCGGAAATTCCATAACATCGGGAAATGAAAATACATTAATCGGCCGCCAATGTGGTCCATCAATAACGACAAGTACGGGAAATACCGGTGTTGGACCCTTTACCTTATTTAATTTATCCACATCTTCCAATTATAATATAGCTATTGGAGGAGGCGTTCTTGCTTCATTAACAACCGGAACGGGACGAAACGTTGGTGTTGGACATGATAGTTTAGTCTTTTTGCAAGGTGGATCTTTTAATGTTGCGTTAGGTGATAATGCAGGATCATTAATCACTGGATCTGAATCCGGTAATATTTATATCAATCATTTTGGAATTGTTGGAGAAAGTAATACATTACGTATCGGAGCATTTACAGGGTCAGGAAGCCAACAATTAAACGCTGCTTATATATACGGTATTGATGGCGTTAACGTAGGATCTGTTGCTAAAGTAGTAACTATGGCATCTGACAAACTTGGAACGGCTACTATAACCGCTGGAACAGGTATTACGGTTACACCTGGCGCGAATACGATTACTATCGCAAATAGTTCACCTGCTTCTGCATTGACCATAACGGGTAATAGCGGAGGTGCCATTTCTCCTTCTGCAGGTAATTGGAACTTAGTAACCAGTAATAGTACGGTTAAAGTTGTGGGGTCCGGATCCACATTAACAATGGATTTTGGGTTAAGTAATCTATTATTAGGATCAAATGATACTGCAATAACTACGGGCAGTTTAAATACAGCTCTTGGTTCTCTAGCGGGAGATTCTTTAACATCCGGAGCTGCAAATACATTAATAGGATACCTATCGGGGCAATTAATAACGACAAGTCAGAATAATACTGGTTTGGGTACCCGATCATTAGGAAGTTTGACTAGTACTTCAGATGATAACGTAGCAATAGGACAGGCATCTCTCTTTTCAGCTACCAGTGGAACTACGCGTAATACTGCCGTAGGAACATCAAGTCTATCTGGAATAAATGGTGGAGACGATAATGTTGCTTTAGGTTGGTCTGCAGGATCAAATAATACTGGATCTGATTCTAGCAATATTTATGTTAATAACTTTGGAACTCTAGGCGAATCTAATAAATTACGCATTGGGGCAGCGACGGGAACAGGAAGTCGACAATTAAATGCCGCATATATTTGTGGTATTGATGGTGTCAATGTAGGGTCTGTTGCAAAAGTTGTTACGATGGCCTCAGATCAGCTTGGTACTGCGACCATAACTGCTGGTACAGGTATTACGGTCACTCCAGGCGCTAATACCATTACGATTGCCAACAGTTCACCCGGATCAGCCCTTACTATAACAGGTAACAGTGGTGGTGCCATTTCTCCTGCTGCTGGTAATTGGAACTTGGTAACGGCGAATTCTACTATGAAAGTAGTAGGTTCAGGATCAACTTTGACCATGGATTTTGGATTAAGTAATCTATTTTTAGGGTCGAATGGCGCTTCAATAGCCGGAGCAACTGACAATACTGCTCTTGGAGTCCTTGCGGGAAATGCTATAACATCTGGAACGGAGAATACATTAATAGGAGCCGAATGTGGCCGATTAATAACGTCGAGTATTAATAATACTGCGGTAGGTTCCTTTGCTTTATGGCAATTAACCACGTCATCTAATGACAACGTCGCCATTGGTGAGGGTGTTCTCTCAGCAGCAACAACAGGAACAGCAAACAATACCGGTGTCGGAACATTTAGTTTATTTTCTTTAAATGGCGGATCGTATAACGTTGCCGTTGGATATAACACCGGAGCAAATAATACCGGTTCTGACTCTAGTAATATTTATATTAATAATTCAGGAACTGCCGGAGAATCTCATGTGTTGCGTATTGGCTCTGCCACTGGTGCCGGTAATCAACAATTAAACACTGCTTATATATGTGGTATTGATGGTGTCAATGTTGGATCTGTCGCTAAGGTAGTGACCATGGCATCCGATAAACTCGGAACTGCTACAATAACTGCTGGTTCAGGTATTACGGTAACTCCTGGTGCCAATACGATTACTATTGCAGCTTCTGGTGGTGGCGCGGGAACTATAACCGGTAACACTGGTGGTGCTATTTCGCAATCTGCGGGCAATTGGAACTTAGTAACTGCTAATGCTACAGTTCAAGTTGCAGGATCTGGATCAACTCTGACCATGGATTTTGGATTAGATAATCTATTATTAGGTGCAGATGCTACAGGGATAACTACTGCAAATCAAAATACAGCCCTTGGTTTCTTATCAGGAGATGGCCTAACATCAGGTGATGAAAATACATTAATAGGATGTGAATGTGGCCCAGTAATAACGTCCAGTCAGAGGAATACGAGCGTAGGATCCTTTGCTTTATGGAGATTAACCAGTTCATCCGATGACAATATAGCTATTGGAGAAGGTGTACTTTCCACGGCAACAACAGGCACGACACGTAATACTGCTGTCGGAACGTTTAGTTTATTTTCTTTGAATGGCGGATCCTATAATATTGCAGTAGGTTATAACACCGGAGCAAATAATACTGGATCAGATTCTAGTAATATTTACATGAATAATGCTGGTACAGCAGGAGAATCTAATACATTACGTATAGGTTCTGCAACGGGGACTGGTAATCAACAGGTAAATACAGCAATAATTTGTGGTATTAATGGACAGACATCGGCTAGTGGTGTTCCTGTTCTTATTAATGCGTCAGATGTTTTAGGAACTACCGTATCTTCAATAAAATATAAAACTAATGTTAAAGATATGGGTGATACTTCTGCTCCTATTTATAAATTAAGGCCGGTCACCTTTAATTTGAAAGAAGATGAAAAAAGAGTAACGACAGCTGATGCTCAATTAACACAATATGGATTAATAGCAGAAGAAGTTGTTTCGGTTATGCCTGATTTAGTCCATTATACACAAGATGGTGAGATTAATTCTGTGCGTTACCTTAATTTAATTCCTATGCTTTTAAATGAAATCCAAAAATTGCGTAAAGACTGTGATGCGTTATTAGCTCTTAAAGTAAAGGTATTATAATTATGCCTACTTCTGGAAATAATAATAATCAACGTAGGGATGGATTAAATCCTTGGGCATACCTGGGCGTTAATGCATATCAACCACCAGAATTTATAACTCAAAATAGAAGACCCAATTCTACTGATTTTCAAAATATTTCTTTAGGATCTATTTGGTTAGATATTTCTAATTATGATACTACTCCTCCAAGGTTTCATGATATTTATATATTGGTTAATGTCATTAATTCAGTTGCATCTTGGGTAAAGGCTGATACTACTGATCTTTTATCGTTATCTGGAAACACAGGGGGATTAATTCCCCCTGATGCTATGAACAATATATCATTAGTAGGTGATGGAACAGGGATAACCGTTGCAGGAAATCCATTATCAAATACGCTTACTGTATCACTTATCGCTGATTCGTATCTTTCTGATCTTTCTGGTAATTCAGGCGGAGATGTAGGCCCTACTGCAGGAAATATTAATCTTGTAGGCAGTGGTCTTATTACTGTTGTAGGAAACCCAGGGACAAGCACACTCACTATAGTTCCTTCTGGCGCTATCGCATCAAGTTTTGATACTGATCCTCCTACCGGTACGGCTACTCCCTCTTTTGGGTTGCTAACATTTGAGGGAACAAATGGGGTCGTATGTTCAGCTTCAGGGTCTACTATAACCATAGATGGTAGTGGAACATCGAGTCTTGATGGCTTTAGGGCTGATGATGGAAATGTTGTTACGCCTACGGGAGATACAATTTCTATAGTTGGTGTTAACAATATTAAGACGACCGGAACGGTTGGTCCGAATACGTTAACCATAGGATTAAATGGTATAACTCAGAATCGCGTTCAAGTGGGAGGCGCATCTAATACGCTTACTCAGATAGCAAATGGCACTACCGGACAAGTACTAACCGCGACTACTGGAGGTAATCCAACCTGGCAGAATATTTCTTCTTCGATTATATATGCAACAGGTACTTTTGTTCCCGGAGTAACATTTAATGAGAATGCTGTAGGGATGACGTTTGCCATTCAGAATGGTTATTATATTAGAATACAAAATACTATTTTTTATACTCTTTTTATGAAATTTACATCAAAAGGTTCTTCTACGGGAATTGCTCGTTTTACGGGCCAACCTTTTGCATCAGATGTAGCACCTCCTTATTGGGATAGCCAAGCTATTACTATGGGAGCTACTAATTTTATAACATTTGATGTGGGCAGAACTTATGGTTGGATAAATCAAAATGGTGCATCATCGGTTACTACAGCGATAACAAGACAATCTGTTGCTGGAATGAACAATATCCTTCTTACAGATAATAATTTTTCTGATGATTCCGAAGTCCATGTGCAAGGTTTTTATTTAATACCGTAATGAGGTAGCAATGGTACGAAAAACTGGTCTTAGAGACCAACGATTAAATGGATTAAATATATTAGCATATATGGGTGTTAATTCATTTCAGCCACCTGAGGTTGTTACCGAAAAAAAATCTCCAGGGCCACAAGATAAAAGAAATTTTCAATTAGGTACTATATGGATTGATGTTTCTTCTTATCCGATATCTCCTACTATTTCTAATGTTTATATATTAGTGTCTTTGGCTAACGGAGTAGCAAGTTGGGCCTCTTTTGAAGGGGACAATATTATAACGTTGACCGGAAATACGGGCGGTGAAGTATCACCCGATGTAGCCCAAAATATTGATATTATTGGGGATGATATAACGTTGACTGTTTCAGGAAATCCAGGAACGCATGCATTAACTATTTCTCTTGTAGGAACGGGCGTTTTAAGTACTATTACGGGTAATTCAGGCGGTGCTGTAGGTCCTACATCTGGGGAGATTAATATAGTCGGCAGTGGTGTGATTACTGTTGTCGGAAATCCGGGAACCAGTACGCTCACTATTGTACCTTCTGATTCTATTGCAGATAGTTTTGATACTGATCCCGCTACTGGCACAGCTATTCCTTTTTTAGGATTAATAACATTTGAAGGAACTAATGGTATTGTCTGTTCGGCTTCCGGATCTACGATTACTCTTGATGGTACTGGATTGGGGAATGTTGCAAGCTTGCAAGCGGGTGATTCAAATATTGTTACGCCAACTGCAGGAATTATTGAAATAACGGGTGCATCTAATATTGCAACAACAGGCACAGTTGGGCCTAATACGCTTACAGTCAATCTTGATGGTATAACGCAATATAGTGTTCAAGTTGGTGGAGCAGGAAACTCTTTAACTCAAATTCCCAATGGCACTACAGGACAAGTATTAACGGCAACAACTGGGGGAGATCCCTTTTGGCAAACTAATGCTGCTACCTATGGAACCGGAACATTTGATGCACAATTAAGGTTTGGGGGATCAAATACAGGTATTACGTATTTCACCAAACAAGGTTATTACAATAGAATCGCAGATGTGGTTTTTTACAGTATATATTTAGGTTTAAGTAATAAAGGTTCTGCAACAGGAGATGCAACGGTCATAAATCTTCCATTTACCGTTAAAAATGACTCTTCTATACCTGAATTCCATAGCCAAGTGATCACCAATGGATTTGCTCTTCCTCTTTCTGTGAATTATGATTTTTCATATTTTTCAACAATTATAAATACGACAACAGCTAATTTATATCAATTTGGATCAGGACAAGTAGCTATACCATTAACTGAAGCTAATTTTAATAATAATACAGATATAACTATCCAAGGATGGTACCAATTAGAATCTTAAAGATTAAACTCCCCGATGTAAAATAAAATTATCATCGGGGATCTTTAGACTTATCTTCTTCCGCTATTTATTACCATACATAAGAAACACGTAATATCCAGACGATACAACTACTGTACTCATATAAAAAAGAGAGAAATGCATACTTATCAATAAAGAAGATACGATTAAAAATGATCGTTTGGAGCATTCTTTACCAGATAGCTTATGCCTACCATATGATAATTTATACTCTTCATATAATTTCCAAATTATAAAACTTAGATAACAATAAATAAAGGTCATTATTCCATAATAAAAAATATTTCCCCTGTCGAAGTTCAAAATATAAAATAAGTGCATAAGAACGGTATATATTCTGCTGATAAATGAACCAAACCATAAATAGAATAGAAATTCTAGTATATATTCAGGAATTATTTTATATATATGCATAATGAATCTCTCTTTTTTTTACAGTTATGATCTTAAGGTAAGAATGTAAGAGACATTCCAATAGCACCAGCTTTTACTGCCAGAGCTTCTACTGCTGCTGCAATTCCTCCACCTATACTTAGGGCTGGCGTAGAAGTCGCTGCAGCCCCTAGTGACCCTATACCAACATAAACTGAATTAGCATCCATATTACCAAGCATAAATTCTGATGTTGAAGCAATGGAATTCCCAACGTCTCCTGTTGGAGCCCAAGGCATGCGGTCAAAAGCTGCATCAATCGCTGCATCAGTAGGGTTAAATGTGACAGGAATATCCGGAAGTCCATTTCTTCCTGGTACTATTGATGGCGCTCCAGTAATTGCCGTTACTGCTGCTTTTGTTGCGAACTTTGCGGCGCCCCACAAGATACAATAAGCTCCCGCTCTTACTGTTCCGTAGAATACAGCAGCCGCAACAGGACCTGCGCCTCTTACATTACCACTCGCATTGATAGCAAATTCTTCAGATTCTCCACCAGTTAATTCTTTAATATCAAAACGGACTGCTCTGTTTTGTGCTAATTTTAGAATATCTTCTTTTGAAAGATCTCTAATTAAAGGATCTACGAATGCTTTATCTACTTCATATCTCTTATTGTCTTTAATAACATTGAATCCCTCGTCATCAATCACTATGAACGGGTCGTTATTATCATTATCCGTTTTCCCTATTATTACGCCACGTCTTGCTTCTTCTTTCTTGGCAAAAAAAGAAGGTCTTGTGGGCATTGGTTTAATAGATTTTGGTTGATAATGCGTTGATTCATATATCATTTCTCTCGTAAGAGGAACCGATAAAGGTGCTCTATTAGGGTTACGAGATCCTGTTAATGTGAACATGTTTATTAAAATAATATTTAATGTAACAGCTAGTGTAATAAGCTGATGCTTTTGAATTCTCATTATTCCCCTGCAAGTTATGTAATAAGATGTATTGAAAATGTATTGTTATATGAACTGCTTATTCATGAATAGTAATTATACTACATAAATTCCTC